GGAAGATGGGCAGACCTCGCATGGCACCCGCGATCCTCTCCGAGGCCGTGTTGGTATCCTTCCAATTGCCCACGATCCTGCCCGTGCCCCAAATGGAGGCGGCCAGCTTCAAGGCCGTGGTCTTGCCCACGCTGCTATTGCCCGAGAGGTCTAGCGCGAAGGCGGAGCCCACGGGAGCAAAGAAGCGGAGCAGTGGGGGCACCACCGCCGCGGCCATGGCATAGGCGGCCCGTGGATGCTCCCGGAGCACGGGCTCAACAGCGGCCCGCCACCCTTGCACCGTGCCCGAGGCCACCACCGCCTTCACGGTGTCACGCTGCTCACCCTCAAGGAGCCCCATGCGGAGGTCCATGGAGGCAACACCCGCCGCAAAGTGGACCCCATCAAAGCCCCGCACAAAGGCGGAGCCATCCGGGAGCCATCCCGTGGAGCTGGCCAAGGCCACGGTGGGCCACTTGGGTTTGCGCCCCGCGCTCAAGGCCTCCGCCTCATCTTGGTCCATGAGCGCAAGAGCCCCATCAATGTAGTCAACCAAGACCTTGGCGGTGTTGCTACTCACGGGCAGCCCCTTCCGCCTCCAGCCCACCAAGAGCCTCGCTTGGCAAGCCTCCGCCGCGGGCACCTCCTCACCCTCGGCCAGCTGGTGGCCATGGGCAAGGGTCACATAGTGGTCACGGGTCTCAAGGCTCACTGCCCGGCCCTTGACCCAGATCGCGGGGTAGCAAACGGACACCCACTCCACCTTGCCCTTGGTGCTCACCACCTTACGCAAGAGGTGGCCCCTCTCCTCTCTCCACCCATCGGGCATGGGGTGGCGCATCTCCCGCGGGCTCACCACCTCCACCACGGCCTCCACCTCTTGCGGGGCAACCTTGGCAACCTTGGCGGCCTTCACGGGCGCACCCATCAAGCCCTCCCGCACCGCCTCCAGCCCAAGCGTGGCGTGCGCATCATTCCAATCAGTGCCACGCTCCGGGTGCCCCGCTGGCCACATGGGCACCACCAGCCGCGCCCCTACCGCTTCCGCTGCCACCTTGGCGGCCTCAAGCCCCGTGTTGCGATCGTTGCCCCAATCATCATCCGCCGCCATCACGATCTCCACCTTGGGAGCCTTGGCCCGTGCCATCTTGGCCACCGCCAACAGCTGGCCGCTATCCATGGCGCAAAGCACGCTCCACCCCGTGGCCGCATGAATGGAGAGCCCCGTGGAGTAGCCTTCACAAATGGCCACCGTGGAGGCCGAGCCCCGGATCACATGGTAGGTTCCCGCCCGCTTGGCGCCCTTCTCATAGGTCTTGATCCACCTCTCGCTCTCCCGCTCCCACCAAATGCGCTGGAGGTTGACCACCGCACCCGTGGCATCCTTGAGGGGTAGGATAAGCGTGGCCCCCTTCCGATAGGAGCCCGCCGCCGCCTCCACGCCCTTGGTGGCAAGGTAGCCAAAGGAGCCCGAGGCCTCCGCCGCATCCTCCACCACCGAGATCGCTCTTGCCGCGGCCTCACCAGCCTCCTTTGCGCGGGCAGCCTCACGGGCCTTGCCCGCCTCCGCCGCCGCCGCATGGTAGGCTTGGACCTCCGCCGCGCTCATCTCGGAGCTGGCCCCGCGGTAGCTCCACTTTGTGGCCCCCTGCCCATCGGCCCAATTGCCAAAGGCACCCGAGGCCACCCCATCGGAGTGGAGCAGATACCACCCCACCTCCTTGCCCTCTTTGCCCTCCACCTCGCAACGGTGGATCTGCCCATCCGCCACCAGCGATCTGATCACCAGCCCACGGCCCCGCGCCGCCTCCACAAAAGATGCCTCTACCTCACCCATCCAATCCTCCAAGGTTGCAAAAAGATCGCCACTCCGCTATCATGCGGAGCACCGGGTGGCCGCTTGGTGCAATCTTGCGGCCTCCTCCATGATGCCAACTTGGCGGCCCCCCGTCAAGATAGCGCATCTCTAAAGCGCCCCCACGGTGGATCTCATCCTCCCCACCGTGGGGGCTGCCCCTTTTGGGCCTCGGCCAGCGGGGCAACCCTCCGGTCTTTCCAGATGGTTGCACCCCGTAACCAGCTGCCCCTATTTCGGGGAGCAGTTCGGGGAGCTCACCCGCCAACGGTCCAAACCTTCCCAAACGACCCAAAACCAAAAGCGAAGTGGGAAGATAGCACTTGTGACCTAGAGCCTTTGATCTTTGGGCATTTTTTGATCTCTCTTCCCACTTTTCCCACTTTTCCCACTCATATTGCCCTATGCGCGCGCGCGACCCCCTCCCCCCTCTCTCACCACCAGCCTCTCAAAACACCCCTATAAGGCCTTCACCTAGTGGGAAGATTGGGAAGAAGCCCATTTTTGGGGTCTAACCCTTTGCAATTGCTAGGCTTTGTCTCTGTCCAGTGGTTTGGGAAGGTTTGGGAAGATTGGGAAGGTCACTCCGGGCAGCCCTTCCCACCTCTCCCACCCATCCCACCGCCTTGACCTTGCACCACGCTTGCACCATAGTGCCCCTAGGCTCCCTCCTCTCACGGCTTTAGCGGGTCACGGGGCAGAGGTAGGGGGCCGCCTCTTTGTGCTCCACCAGCCCGCCAAAAAGTAACCCTTGCGCGAGGTCGCACCATGGCCAAGCTCTCCTCCGAGACCATCAAGACCGTTTGTGATGGCATCCGCATAGGCATGACGCTGGAGGCCGCGGCCCGCCTTGGAGGCATCACCAAGGTGACCCTCCACCGTTGGCGCACCGCCGAGCCGGGCACCCTTGATGCGGAGCTGCTAGCGGAGCTGGAGGAGGCAATGGACCTTGCCTTGGCGGAGGGGCAGCGGGTCTTGCTTGAGCGGATGCAAACGCACTCGGCGGGGGCCAAGGATAAGAAGGGGCGGCCCGTCAAGGAGTTTGGTGAATGGCAGGCCACCAAGTGGCTACTAGCAGCCCGCCACAAGATGGGCGTGGAGCAGCGGGTGGATGTGACCTCGGGCGGCCAGCCCGTGAAATATGTGGTCACCATCCCGGTGGTGGGGCGCATTGATGAGGAGCCCGAGGAGGGGGAGGGATGAGCAGCCCGCTACTCTTCACCCCCGCCGTGGCGTGGTGCCTCCTCCTTGCCCTATGGTGCGCCGTGGTGTGGGTTGCGTGGACCATCATGGGGCGCGGCAAGTGAGGGCGCCGCTGGAGGTGGCGATCACCTTGCCCAAGCTCTACCGCAAGCAAGCGGCGGCGGTGTGTGACCCCACGCGGATCACTTGCATTGAGAGCACCACCAAGGCTGGCAAGACCATCGGTTGCATTGTGTGGCAGATCGGCCAAGTGATGAGCGGGCCGCCCGATGCGGAGCATTGGTGGGTTGCCCCGGTCTATGAGCAGGCCATGATGGCCTACCGCTTGGCGTGGTCTCTCTTGCGCCAACAGCAGGGCTTCAAGCAAGCCCTAGCGGAGAAGGCGATCCTATGCCCGGGCGGGCGGCGGTGGAGCTTCCGATCGGCGGATAAGCCCGACAACCTCTTTGGCTCGGCGGTCACCAGCGCGGTCTTGGATGAGGCCTCCCGCATGAAAGATGATGCGGTGGATGCCATCTTCTCCACCACCACCCGCACCCGCGGCCCCATGCGCCTCATCGGCAATGTGCGAGGGCGGGCAAACCGCCACTACCAATGGAGCCGCAAGGGTGAGGCTGGTGAGGAGGGCTTTGCCTACCATCGGATCACGGCGGATGATGCGGTGGAGGCGGGGGTCTTTGACCTTGAGGATGTGGAGATGGCCCGCCGCTCCATGCCCGATGCCATCTTCCGTGAGCTCTATTATTGCGAACCGAGCGACGATGGGGGCAACCCCTTTGGCATTGAGGCTATCCGGGCTTGTGCGGAGCTCAACGGCGGCAAGGCCACGGGCAAGCCCGTTGCGGTGTGGGGGCTTGATATCGCCCGCAAGCGGGATTGGGCAGTGCTCATTGGCTTGGATCACTCAAGGCAAGTGGCAGCTTTCCACCGTTGGCACGGCCTCTCCTTTGGCGCGCTTGTGAGTGAGGTCTCCCGCATAGTGGGCAAGGGCTCCCGGGCTTGCGTGGTCTATGATGCCACGGGCGTGGGAGATGCGGTGGGTGAGCAGCTGGTGGCGGCCCGCGTATGGGTGGAGCCTTTCATTTTCTCAAGTGCCTCCAAGCAGGGGCTCATGGAAGGCTTGGCTTTGGCCCTCCAGCAGGGCCGCACCTCGGTGGTGGATGGGGTCCACCGTGCGGAGCTGGAGGCCTTTGAATATGATGTGAAGGCGGGGCGGGTGGTCTATGGTGCCCCCGCTGCCACGCATGATGACACGGTTTGCGCCCATGCCTTGGCATGGTGGGGCGCCGATCGCTTTGGTGTTACTAACGCGGTGCGCCGCGGCATTATCTCCGCCCCCACGGGGCCAACGGTTAGGGGCTCAACATGGTGAAGGCGCAGATCTTGGATAGCAGGGGCAACCCCATCTCAAGCGAACGGCTCAAGACGGGCACCAACCTCATCTCCGCCCGCAACTTCTTGGGCGGCCTCCCGGATGCCGATGCCAACCTTGCCCTGCTCCCCATGGAGCGGCGTGGCGTGGCGGGCTTGGTGGGCCTTTACCGGGAGATGATGGACACCCATGTGGGCATCTCCGCTGCGGTCTATTGGGCTATCACGGAAGCGGCCTCCCTGCCCAAGGAGGTGGTGTGGTGTCACACCCAAGACCCCGATGCGGAGGCGGAGGCCTTCATGGCCCTATGCCGCACCGCGGTGCTTGATGAGGCCGTGGTCTATGATGGCCTCTTGGAGGGCAGCAACGCCCTTTGGGTCTACCCCTTGGTTGACGCGTTCGTGGGCTTTGGCCTCATGGCCCCCCGCATGATGAGCGGCGGCGCCGTGGAATGGTATCCCATTTCTCAAAATGCCGTGATGTTGTGGCGACCGAACGGCTACCTGCTGGGTGGCGTCCGCTTCTCCACCCCCAACGGCTATGATGATATTGACGCGGCGGAGCTGGTCCACACGATCCACGGCTTTGCGGGCGCTGGTGAGTTTGAGGGGCGGTCCATGCTCCGCTCTTGCATTCAGCCCTTTGCCATCTGGAAGCAGATCGCGATCTCCGCTGGTATCTATCAGAACCTCCAAAACGGCTTCCTTGACATAAGCTTTGAGCCCTCGGTGGCGGAGGCTGATGTGGCGGAGTTCAATGCCTTTGCCCAAGCCTTCCAAGATGGCCAGCGGCGCTACCTCCTCCGCCCCAAGAATGTGGATGTGGAGATGCGCTACCCCTCGGGCACCCCCGCGGATGTGGTGGCGCAATTGGAATATTGGGATCGGCAAATTGAGAAGCAGCTCAACGCGCCCCTTGCGGGCATAGCGCAGTTTGGCAGCCGTGCCATGGCGGAGACCCTTGACGGCGCCTCCGGGCGGAAGGCCAAAGCGTGGATCAATGGCATCTTTGAGCGGTCAAGCCGCGGGATGTTCGGATGGCTTGCGCGGCAAGTGGGCTACACGGGCAAGCTGCCCAAGGTGCAGGTGCAATCGGCGGAGCTCACCACGGGCATGGATGGTTGGGCGGCCTATGTTACGGGCGTGCAATCGGGGCTGCTCACCCGCGGCCCGGATGATGAGGCATGGGGGCGCCGTGTGATCGGAGCCCCGGAACTGCCCGTCAAGGAGGAGCAGGATGTGGTCAAGGAAACCCCCGCGCCTCTCTTGGTGGGCAGCCTACAGATCGCGCAAGAGGTCTTGGGCAAGCTGGTGGCAACGGCGGCCAACCCCGTGCCGATCGCACCCGAGGCGGCCATGGTCTTGCTCCAAGCGGCGGGCCTCCAAGAGCCCAACGCCCGTGCCATGATTGATGCTCAAATGCGGGTGGTGCCTTTCATGGCGGCGCCCGTTGCGGAGGTGCCCGTGGAGGGCGCGGCGCTGGTGGTGGCCCCTACTGCTCCCGCCCCCGATGATGAGCCCCCAAGCGGAGGCGGAGGCGGAGGCGGAGGCGCACCACCACCAGCGGGCAAGGATGAGGTCACGATCCCGGGCTCCAAGATCACGGTGCCCGCTGCCATTGGCACGGCGCCCGCCTTTGCCCCTGCCACCTCGGCCAAGGATGGGGGCAACCTCTCCGATGGCTTGATCTTGGCGGCCAGCTTGGCGGACCACCCGGAGGTTGCGGTGCCCGACAATGTGAAGGCGGCGGCGGCGGCGGCCTTGGCAGCGCACCGAGCGGCCACGGGCAAGACCACGGACCCGGAGGCGATCCTCCTTGCCCGTGACCTTGCGGCGGGCAAGCGGCTAGCGTGGGATCGGGTGCTCAAGCTTGCCCGCTACTTTGCGGAGGTCTACCCCAAGGCCAAGGCCTCCAAGAGCTTTGCGGACGGCGGCCCGGTCTTCCACCGCTATGAGCTCCGAGGCGGAGATGCGGCGCGGGAGTGGGTGCGCACCCTGCTCACGGCCTATGCCATGGCAGCCCACCAGCGGGCGGCGCGGCTCAATGAGGGCGGCGGATGCGGGTGCGGGGAAGAGCATGGTGACCTTGGCGATAAGGAGGGGGAAGGGGTCTTGGCCGTTGGCGCCGATGGCAAGGAGTTTGTGACCTACCGGGAGTTGCGGCCCGAGGAGGAGGTGGTGGCATGGGTGACCCTAGCGGACACCCGCCGCGCCCTTGATGTGGAGCTTGGCTTCGCATTGGACCGCGTGGCAGCTGACCACCGCAACGCGGTGCGCCGTGCCTTGCGGGATGGGTGGCAGCCCGGGGAGCAAGATGCGATCTGGTCCACCTTTGTGCCCCAATATGCCAAGGCCTTGACGGATGCGGCGGCCACCTTGCGGGGGAGCATTGAGGCCGAGGTGCTCAATGAGGCTGCCCGGAGTGCGGGCGCTGCCACGGTTGGCAAGATGGGCGCTGGTGAGGCGGCGGCGGTCTCCTCCACCATGGCGGCCAGCGCCAATGCCCAATTTGCAAAGGCGGCGGCCCTCACCCAAGTGGCGGCGGAGACCATAGCCAACAGGGTAGGGGGCGAGATCTCCGATGCCTTGCTTGGCGGTGCGGACGCCTCCAAGTGGAAGAGTAGGATCACCCCGCTTGGCTTGGCCGATAGTGCCCGCGCAAGCCGCAACCAAGTGGAGGGCGCGGCAAGGGTGGCAACCTATGCGGACACCCCCGAGGCCAAGGGCGTGGTGCCCTCCCTGCTCATCCGCTCAAGCATCCCGGACGGGAGCCGCTGCTCCATTTGTGCGGAGCGTGATGGGCAAGAGGTCAACATGGCGGGCAACCCCGATGCGGAGATCCCGGAGCTGCCCGACCCCGATTGCCTAGGCGGTGCGAACCGTTGCCGCTGCGGTTGGTTCGTGGTCTATGGCAAGGTGGGCTAGGGCTCGGCCACCACGGCTGGGCTAGGCTTGCACCACGGGCATGAGCAGCCCTTGAGGCGGTAGCGTGCGGGGGTGTTGCCGCTGCCCGCCTCCACCCCGTTGACCTCGCCCTCAATGATGAGGCGGCCAAGCTCCGATCGGATCGCCTTCTCTCCTCCGATGCCCACCAGCCGTGAGAGGTGCGCTGGTGATGGGTGGAAATCCACCGCGTGGCAGCGGGTCAAAAGATCTAGGATCTCTCTTTGGCGGCGGGTGACCATGGGGCTCCTCAATTGGCGGCGGGCGCGGGCGCGAATTGGCACGCTAGCGGGGCAACGGGGCAGGGGCAAGGGCTTGGCAAGGTGCAAGGTGCGGTGCATTGTGGCCCCCATGCGCAACGCCCGTCCAAAGCTCCGCACCACCGAGGTCAACCTTGGGGATGATTCTACCTTGCGGTGGGTCTCCCTGCTCCCGGAGGGCGTGATCCACGCCAATGGCATGGCATGGGATCTTGCGGCTGATGTGACGGACCCCGATGCCTTGCGCTTCCGCTTTGATGATGTGGTGGCCAGCCTCCACGCTTGGCTTGCGGAGTATGCACCGCCCGTGGCCGTGGAGCACACCAAGGATGGCACCGCCGCGGGCTACCTTAGGAGGATCGTGGTGCTGACCAAGGCGGAGGCGGCGGAGCTTGGCATCAAGCAGCCCACCGAGCGCATGATCTATGGCGGCCTTGACCTCACCAGCGAACGGTGGGCCGCGGCCTTTGATGCGGGAGAGGTGCCCTATATCTCGCCCAACATTCGCGCCTATGCCTCCACCGAGACCGAGGCGGACCCCCGCTTTGTGTTTGGCATTGGAGAGGTCTCCTTTGTCACCATCCCCCAGATCAAGACCAACCAGATCCCCGTTGCAGAGATGCGCGGGGTTTCACTTGCGGAGCCCCAAATGAAGATGAGCATGGAAGAGTGTGCAGCCTATTGCGCGGAAAATGGCATGGATGAGGCAGCCGTGAAGGCGCTCATTGCCCAGATGTTCCCGGAGCTCCACAAGGCGGAGCATGAGGCCAACCCCGATCTGGCCGATGACCCGGAGGCCGTGGAGGCCGCCGCCGTTGCGGAGCTTGAGCGGGCCGCGGAAATGGAGAAGGTTGCGGATGAGGAGAAGGAGGAGGAGAAGCCCGAGGCTCTCCTTGGCGAGATCGCCCGCCTCAAGGGTGCCCTGCTCAAGGAGCGCCGCTCCAATGCCATGGCCGCGGTCACGGCTGACCTCAAGGGCCGCAAGGTCTCGGAGGCCACCAAGGCCAAGCTTGCGGAGAGCTACCTCTCCGATCGCACTGCCTACCGGGCGATCGTTGCGGACCTCGGTGTGACCTCCAGCGCCCCGCGGATGAGCCCGCCCGTTGGCACGGCCCGCACCACGGCGCCGATCGCTCCGGGCGTTGGCGGCCTCACGGCCTCCCTCTCCGAGGTGCTGGCCAACCCCCGCCGCTTTGCGGACCTCACGGAAGATGCGCAGTGGGGCATGATCTCCGATCTGGCCGAGCGGGAGAAGGTTGAGCATTGGCTTGCCGCTTCTTGGCTCATGACGGGCAAGATGCCCCAGACCGTGCAGGAGCTCCGCAATTCGCGGGGCTTTGGCGGACGCTAACCCAACCCCCCACCCCTTCAACCAACGGCCCCTCCACGGGGCAAGGAGATTAGACCATGGCACTTGGATCACTGACATACAAGACCCCCGTAAAGATCGCCCTCATCGGCTCGGACCTCACCAACAAGGCGGGCTATGTTGTCTCGCTTGAGAGTGATAGCGGCGTTGCCCTCAACGTTGATCAAGAGGTGCGCCCCTACGGCGTGATCGTGGTGGGATGCGATAGCCTCACCCCGGGCACCTATCCCTCGCAGATCGCCGCGGGAGCCCTTGAGATCGTGGATGCCTACGGTGCCACGATCGTGGCCATGGCGGGCGGCGCGGGTGTGACCTTTGGAAGCCCCGTTGCGGTCACCTCCACGGGTGCCCTTGAGGATGCCTCCTTGGTTAAGAATGATTGGATCGTGGGCTATGCCCTCTCCGCCGCCGCCGCTGGTGAGAGCTTCCTGCTCTCCTTCACGCCCTATCGGCAGCAGGTTGCCCCGTAACACGGGCCGCCCCCAACCTCACCACTTCAACCTTTGATCGGAGATAGACCATGACCACGCCCTTCATGCCCCCCGTTGGTATCAATACCGGAGCACTCAAGCCCGGCATCCTCCAGCGCATCTCGCTTTTCCGCGGCGGTGCGCAGGACACCAACAGCCTCACCCTTGCGCCGATCGTCAAGGTCGCCACCCGTGCGGGCTTCTACCATTTCTTTGCGGAGAATGACGCACTGCTCACGGGGCAGCCGCAGAACCCGCTGACCCCCGTTGACTATGACACCCCGGCCAGCCCGGGCGGTATGCGCATCTCGGCGGGCACCTTCAACTCCAATCTCTACCGTTGGGGCTTCCAAGTGTTCCCCCTCCAGCAGATCGCGGAATTCGCGGCGCGTGGTGAAGATATCACGGCCCGCGCCGCCTTCAAGCTTGGCGGGCAGGCCAAGCAGCACCACGCCAAGGTCTTGGGTGCGGTCCTTGACACGGATGGTAACTTCTCCGCCACTCCGGGCTCGGCGGGCGGCGCTGCCACCCCCCTCCAGAATGAGATCAACGCCCTCCTCATTGACCTTGCCAAGCAGGGCGTTGACCTCAACGAGGGCCGTTGGGTTGCCACCTGCAACCTCAACACCGCCAATGATATGTTGCAGTTCAACACCGTTGCGCAGCAGGGCTACGCCCTTGCCTACGCGGGCGGATCGGCCACGGCCCGCACGGGTGCCACGGATATGAGCCAGCTCAAGGCATGGTTTGCCTCCAAGCTCATCTGCCCGCTTGAGCTGGTGGTGCTCAATCAGTTCCTGCCCACCACGGCGGACACGGTTGGCGCCCCGGTGATCGCCAATGGCCGCGTGGCCATCTTCAAGGTTGCGGAGAGCTACGGCGATTCTGGTTTCGTGCAGACCATGACCCCCGACCCCAACGCGGCCCTCGGCCAGATCTACACCTATGATGTGCGGCAGGGGCTGATCGGCATCGGCCTCCATGTTGAGAGCGACTATGGCATCACGGTCCTTGGTGGCCCGGCCAATAAGTGGGCTGCTTGCCTCACGGGTGTCTCCCTCTAAGGGGTGACACGGTGGGAGCTCCCTAGGGGGCTCTCCACTTGTGAGCCCACCGTGCCCCTTCCTTCCACGGTGGTCTCTCAAGCGGAGGATCAAGATGGCGCAAGTTTACCTCTTTGGCGTAGTGAAGGCGGATATTGGCCGCTATCTCCCGCGGATCGCCTTTGACACCGAGACCGCCCCCACGGCGCTGGAGGCGGATGAGATCTTGGTAGACCACGCGGCGGACCTTTGTGCCTACCTCTATGGCATGGGGGTGGATGTGCAATTCCTTGCCACGGCCACCACCAGCGCCCTCTACCGCACCTGCCAACGCTTCATTTTGCTCCGCTTTGCGGCGCAAGTGATGAGGCTCCGCAATCAGAATGACACCACGGCGGCGGCGGGGTGGGATGAGGCGGCGGACCGCATCATTGAACGGCTCCGCAAGCTGCCCCAAGATATGGGTGCGGAGCGGCCCACGGGGGTCAACAGCCCCAACATTCTCCACTCCAATGCCACCTATGCGGCGGAGCTCTACGCCAAGCAAATGAACAGCCAAAGCCGCCTAGCCATCAATGCCGCACAAGATAAGATGTAGGCATGAGCAGCTTCAAGATCACCATGGTGGATGAGACCGGGAAGGCGGTGACCACGCTGGAGGCTTGCCTCCGAGGCGCGGGCGATTGGAGCCCCTTTTGGGCGGGCAAGGATGGGCCGATCGCGGAAGCATGGGCCACCAGCCGCCGCCAAATGTTTCTCACCCAAGGGCGGTCCACGGGCACCCCATGGCCCGACTACTCCAAGCTTGAGCGCAAGTATTATGTGCCCGTCAAGAAATGGGTCACGGGTGCCACCAAGATCGGCAAGCAGCACCTCTTGCGGTGGGATAAGAGCCCCGGCCCCACTCCGGGTGGGCAAGAGCGGCTGTTCCCCTCCATGAGCCTCACCACCCACAAAGAATTTGTCTACCGGGTGAGCGGCAATGTGGCGACGATGGGCACCTCGGTGCCCTATGCCCGCAACCACAACCTTGGGCAGGGTGCATACAATCGCAAGTGGAAGACCAAGCGGGGGGTCAAGGTGATCCAAGTGCCCACCCCCAAGCGGCCCCTGCTAGCCTTTGGCACGCCCTTCATGCTTGCGGTGCGGAGTGAGCTGCAAAGGATTGCCATCAAGCAAGGCGGCAAGGTAGGAGTGACCTCGGCGGAGCTCCGGGAGCGGGCCAAGCTTGCGCGGGCAGTGGGAGGCTTTTGATGATTGCAGGATCGGCCAACGGCCCCCAAGTAGTGGCCAACACGGCGAAGGCGCTGGTGGTCTCCAATTGGGGGGCAGTGTGTGACACGGCTTGGCTCAAGGCTATGGGTGCGCCCGGCCTTCCTGCCCCCGTAGCGGGCAACCTTTACACCTCCCACAGAGCACTCTTCACGGCGGAGACGCAGCCCGCCATGGGCCTCACGGTGATCCGCACCGATGCCAAGATCACGGATGCCTTGGGGGCCATGGACCAAGTGCATGAGCTGGAGATCACGGTGACCTCCGATTGGGGCTACTATGACGGCTCCACGGTCAAGCCGCTGGTGAAGGCCGCGCCCGGAGATCCCGCCATCAAGTTCACGGTGGAGGTCTATGAGACCGCCTTGCGTGCCTATGTGGAGGGGGTGATCATGGTGCTCACCAGCCCGGTCTATGGCTTCCCCAACTATGATGCCCGCATGATGGGCACCGTGGGCTTCACCCCCACGGGCATCTTCAACTGCCAACCCGCGGCGGGGGTCTCCCCCTCTGACTTTGTGGTTGGGGTGGATGATGTGGGATCTTCTTTGATTCAACAGACCGTGCGGGCTACTATCCAAGTATTCCAGCGGCGTGCATTGGCGAGGTAAAGGCATGGCTTCAACTGTTATCGCGAGCAACACAAGTGCGGTCTATTTCAAGACCCAGACCACCGTGGGCACGGCGATCGCCGCCTCCGCCATTGTGGCCGGGGATGCCATCCGCGTGGTAGGGGCTCCCAAGTTTAGCCCCCGCGGCGCTGGCATCATTGAGCGCACGGATACCATGACCCCCTACGGTGGCGGTCAAGCGGTGGTCACGGGCGGGCGCGGGTGGGATATCACTTTCCAGACCGAGCTGTTTTGGAATGCCACGGTTGCGGGCGGCACGGGCGGGTTTGCCAACACCCAGCTTGCGGCCCTTTGGCTTGCTAGCCCCTTCACGGTGACCGCTTCCACCCCCGATGTGACCTTGGCGGTGCAAAGCCAATTCGCCACCGCGGGCTCGGCCAGCCGCTCCCCCGCCTATGCGGTGCAGCCCTTCACCATGTTCTATGTGGAAAGCAGCGGCAAACGCTATGCGGCATTCGATTGCATTGCCATCCCCAAGATCTCGGCGGAGTATGGGCAGCGGATCATGATCGATTGGACGGTCAAGGGCAAGTGGATCGACCCCGATGCATACAACACCACGGCCACCATCCCCGCGCCTTCCTATGCCACTGACCAACCCCCGCTGGTGGCCCTCAATAGCGCCCTCACCCTCACCAACTACTTTGAGAATGTGACCGCCCTCACCAAGTGGACCTTTGACCCGGGCTTTGCGCTCTCCGATGTGGGCGATAGCAGGGAGGCCAACGGCTTTGGGATCGGCTTCTCCACGCTGGCCACCTATCCCTCCCTTGAGGTGGATGTGGCGGACCTCCCGGAAGGCGCCTCCTCCAGCCCGCAGCAGGAGCCCGATTGGGATAAGGCTAGCAACAACACGGTCTTTGCCTCGGCCCTCACGCTGGCCATCACGGTGGGCACGGGTGACACGATCACCTTCTCCCTTGCCAACCCCCAAGTTATCGCATGGCCCGCGGTGGGTGACACCGATGGGCACCGCTCCCTCACCCTCAAGTTTGGTGCCATCCCCGATGCCACCACCCCCACTCCCGCGACCATCATTTTCAACGCTACGGTCTAGGCCCATTCCGGGCAGCTCATTGGAAGGAAGGAAGGCAACATGGCAATTGAGTTTGTGGAGAAACATTGGATCACGGTGGAGAGCAAGCGGGGCACTGCCCGCCTTTGCGTGCGGGAGCCCAACGCGCTGGAGGGTGCCCGCTACCTTGGGGCCATCAACCGCTCCCGCTCCCTCATGGAGCAGGATGAGGCCGCGGGCTTTGAGGCCTTGATGGAGACCCACGCGGGCCTGCTCACGGCTTGCATCACCAGCTCCGAGGAGTGGACCCCCGCCTTCCCCACGGAAGGCAACACGGCGGAGCGGCGGGAGTGGGTGCTCCGCCTCCATTGGGAAGACCTCGCAAAGGTAGCGGGGGCCGTTGCCCAAGTGGGCTACCCAAAAACTTCCGCCGTGTAGAGTGGCGCGACTATGCACGGCTGACCACCTCCCACGGCTTCCGCTGTTGGGAGTGCCCGGATGAGGTGCGCCACCAGCGGGGTTGCACCGAGGGCTACACCCAAGACCTAGGCTTTGATGCCATGCCACCCAACCCAACCACCTGCCCCGTGCTGACCACCACCCCTAGCGGGTTTTGGGAGGCGCACCGCATGGCCCGATGGATCGATCGTGGCAGCCCTGCGGTGGCCTTGGCGGAGGTTGGCACGGCCAGCCTTGACCTTGCGGAGTTCGTTTCGGCGGAGCTCCGAGAGGGTGTCAACGCCTATGATGAGCGCAAGCGCAAGACCATGGAGAGACTATCCAACCTCACGGCGGGCCTCCGCCTAGGAGCTAAGCCCAATGGCTGACACCGTAGTTACGATCGGCGGAGATAGCACCGGGCTCCAAGGTGCGTTCAAGGATGCGGGCAAGAGCGCGGGCACCGTCAAGGTGGAGGCCAAGAAGCTATCTGACCAGCTCCGGGAGGTGGCCGATGATGCCGATAAGGCCGCGGGTGCCCTAGCCCAAAAGCTTGGCGGCCCCGGAGCCATCAAGGCGGTGGCGGGCATTGGTGCGGCCATGGGCATTGCCAAGAGCGCGGCGGAGGCCTTCCTTGATAGCAGTGAAAGCCTGTTCAAGAGCTACGGGGATGCCGGGCAAAAGGCGTGGGATGACACCGAGAAGAGCCTCTTTGCCATCAAGGGCGCCTTTGCGGAGGCGGTGCTTGGCGGGGGCTCCATGGAGGAGATGGCGGCCCGCCTCAAGGCTCTCTTTGAGGGCTTGAAGGTGGTGATGGATGTGATCTTGTTTCCGCTCAAGGTGGTGGCGGAGATATTGTGGAAGATTCAAGAAGCTACCAAGGCGCTGACCACCGAAAGAGAGCGCGCGGTCACCATAAACGACAAGTATGCAATAGCCATCGGGGCGATCGCCACCTCAACGGACTTGGAGAAGAAATCAATTGACGCCCTGTTGATCTCGCTTGGTGATGTATTCATGAGCGAGCAGCAAAGGGCCGCTCTTGCATACGAAACCACGCTCAACAATCTTGACGCGGCAATTGCAAACAACCGGGAGGCGCGGGAGTTTCGAGCAAATGCGGCGGCGGACCTTGCGGCGGCGCAAGCGGTAGAGGCTGAGATCAAGCAAGGCCTTCAAGGCAAGATGTTCCAAGCCATGAAGGATGTGCAGAGCCCGGACTCCTCACGGCGGGTGGCCATGCTAACCTATGAGGAGCGTGCCCGTGAGCTGCTAGAGGCTGACCAAAGCTTCCAAGCTCAATTGCGGGTCTCCACAAATGCGGCCCGAGAGAATGCATACAACTCCATGAATGTGGCCAGCGCGGAAGAGTTGGCAAATGAGGCCAAGCTGCTCACCAAGCGGGAGGAGTATGTGCAAAAGGCAGCGGAGCTGCAATTTTTGATCATGAATCCCCCCAAGGCCGCCCGCACCTCCTCCGCTCCCGCCAAGCCCGCTGGTGAGGTTGACCCGATCGCCTTTGCGCGGATGTATTCGGGGCAGCTCCAAGAGCTCACGGCGGAATCGGTGGCGGCCATCCAAGCAAGTGAAGCGGCCTATGGTGAGAGCACCACCAGCGTGATCACCACCACCCGGAGCAAGCTTGATGCCATGCTTTCGGAGAATGCGGCGGCCTTGGCGGCCAAGGAGAAGCAAGAATCCGAGAGCATGGATCGGATCTCGGTGGAGAAGGCCAAGAGACTCCAAGAGGATGATGCGATCGTGGCGGCCCGCACCGCAACGGCCTATCAATTTGAGGTTGATGAGGCCAATAAGAAGATCGCCCTTGCGGAGCAGACCGCGGCGGCGGAAACGGCGGCCAAAGCCAAGTTTCTCTCCGATGTGTATGTGCTCACGGTCAACAACAGCGCCAAGATGCTGGCCGTGGACCTCCAAGATAAGGAGAAGAGCAAGACCGCGGCGCAACGGGCCACGGCGGCGGTGGTGCAAGGCCTTGGAGATATGGCCATGGTCAAGAGCGGCCTTGCGGCGGCGGCGGGCAACTTTGGGGAGGCCGCCGCCTACTCGGTGGCGGGCACCCTCGCCTATGCGGTGGCGGCCAAGCTGGCCCCATCGGAGAAGACCAAGACCACGGCGCCCGCGGCTGCCAACACGGGCGGCGGTGGCACTACCAACACTAGCTATAACTTGCGTGTTGACGCGGCCTTTGCCGATGGGGAGAGTGTTGCCCGCCGCTTTGCGGAGATGCAACAGGGTGCGCAGCGCCGCGGCTTGATCTAGGAGACCTCATCATGGCCAACTTTCCACTAGTCACTTGGCCCATCTCCCTCACGGGGGTGCGGGTCACCTATGCCGGGTCCACCACCGATGTGGCGGATGTTACGGGCTACGGCTTTGGAGTGAGCAACACGGGCACCAAGGCGGCCAGCGTGGATGGCGGAGGCGTGGTGGGCAGCATTGCGGGCAACTTTGCCGCGGCCCTCAACGCGGCCATCATAGGGGCCGACCCCGTGGCCGCCACCTATGCCTACTCCAATGGCACGGCCCCCGCTCTTGGCCCTCTCAAGGTGAGCCTAGCGGTGGCGGGCTTGGCCTCGGTGGTGGTGGATTTTGGCTCGGCGGAGATGGCGGCCCGGTTGGGCTATACCACCAGCGTGGTCACCTTGAGCCCCGCGGGCTTGAACCTAACCCCCTTCAATGTTGGCGGGGTTTGGATGCCCAACGGGGTGGCCGGGGATGTGCGCCGCTACCTCACCCAACGGGCGGCGGCCAGCTCCAATGAGATGAGCGGGCTGGCCACCGATGTGGTCAATTGGGGGCAGATCGTGGACCTTGAGCTGATGAGCTCCGCCTTCTACGCGGCCAATGTGGCCCGCTACTTTGCCGCCACCCAGATCTATGCCACGGCGGCGGGGCGGCTGGTGACCGATCCAAATAACACCTTGGAGGGGATGGTGGAGGCCGCGGCTGGTGGGGCGCTCTTCCGCCTCTACCGTGAGGCCGCCACGGCGGAGGGCACCACTCCGGGCTACTACCAGCCCGCAAGGATGCCCGCGGTGGCCCAACAGGGCAAGGCTATGGATATGGTGGCGGCCTTGGATGAGCCCCGCCTTTGGAACACAAGCGGGATCTTCTTTAGGGCCGTGCAATGAGCGATCGCATTATCCTGATCCGCATCCAAGGCTTGGGCTCCCTGCTCACCAATGCCCAAATGGTCCTCACCTCACGGGGCACGCTTTCCTACCTTGACCCCGTTGCCACGCTGGCCGGGGTGGTCTCCAATCTTGGGGATCAATTCTCATCCGAGATCGGCTTCTTTGAGAGCATGGGCAGCGATCCCACCACCAGCTTTTCGGTGATCTCCACGGCGGAGACCCGGGAGGCGCTGCTAGGGCGGCGCAAGGTGGCGGTGCAAGATGCCAACGGTGCCCCCGTGGTGACCACCACCTATGTGCCCCCGCTCTTTGATGGGGTAGAGATCGGAGTGAGTGACACCTCCTCCATGTTTGTGGGCCAACGCATCCGCATTGGCACCATAGCTTGGGAGGTGACCGATGTGGTGGATGGTGTCACCATGCGGGCCTCCCGCATTTGGGGCTCACCCCGCACTCCGATCCCCATGATTCTTGCGGGGGAGGAGGCGGTGGGCATGGTGGTCTATGACCTCTTCCTATCCACCGGGAGCGTTGAAGGTCTCCCGCTGGTGGTCTCCACGGCGGAGGTCACGGCCACCAGCCGATCGGAGGAGGAGGTGATCTTCCGCGGGCAGGTGACCAAGGTGGGAGTGGAGACCTCCCGCGGGGCATCCAACCAAATCACGGTGCAATGTGGCAGCCTCATGGGCTACCTCCGCAACGCCCCCTTTCGGCCTCCGATTGGCAGTGACACCATTTTGAGCGCAACTTTGGACAGCTTTGATCCCTTGATTCTTGGCGTTGAGGCGGGCATCGGAGCATTGCAAACCAATGTCAACACCGGGGTCTATGGCGTGCCAACATGGACCTCCGAGGGTGCGCCCGTGGACCCCGCTGATCGCTACAAGACCTCCATGAGGGCGTGGCAGGTGCGGGATGGGGGGCGCGGGTGTGTGATCCCGTATAGCACCAGCTATTTCTCCCTTGGTATCCAAGTGGAGGGGCAAACAGCTACAATGCCTTTTCAGACGGGTGGTTTTGGTTGGCTGATGGTCTTTGATTCAAGCTATTACACCCCCAACGGGGGCAGCCCGCTGACCGATGGCATGGTCAACTATGCGATCCCCTACAACGATCGATCGAGGGGCCAACTTTACAATGTGACCGCGGTGAGTGAAGGCGCGTTTGTGTGCAAAACCACAACGCCCGATTATATTATGTTGCTTGATCTGCTCTTTGGCTCGGTGGATGACTATCTAGGCACCTATGGCTGGAGGTCGGCCACCGAGGCCGCATGGTTGCCCTATGCGGAGGATGAGGCGAGCACCGATCTCATTGACCTTGCCTCCCTTGAGGCGCTGCTCCAAGGCCGCCAAGATGTGTTCCCCAACACCAATGATGGCACCGAGGAGGCGCCACTTTTCCGCGTGCTCCCCTATGATGCGGGCAGCGCCAAGACCGTGGGGGATGTGCTTGGCCTCATCCTCAAGCGGCTTGGCGGCTTCATGGTCTATGACCGCGGCAAGCTCCGTTTTGGCTCATGGGCAGTGAATAACCCGATCCCCACCGTGGTGGATGATGAGGCCTTGGCGGAGCCCGCGATCTCTTTGGACTTTGACCGCACGGCTTGCCTCCAATCGGTGGAGGTGGAGCTTGGGGTCTACCGCTTCCGCAATGATTCGGGCTCGGATGCCCGGAGCACCATCAAGCGGCCAGTGACCAACCTTGACCTTGGCGCGGCGGGCCTTGGCAAGACCACCCAAATGGGCTGCTTCACGGCGTGGAATGAAGGGGCCACGGTGGTCAACAACTTCATTCTTGGCAGCTCATGGTTTGCCTTGGCCAACCAAGCGATCGTGCGATACTCCCAACCCGCTGCCCGCGTGGTGGTGACCTACCGGGATGCGGTGGCCGATCTGGTGGTGGGTGAGACCGTGGCCTTCTCCACGGCCTATCTGCCCAGCGCCACGGGTGAGATGGGGGTGGCCCTTGCCACGGGGATCGTGCTCAAGGCCGGGCGCTCTTGGAAGACCCCAACTACCGAATACACTCTCCTCCTCTTTGGCTACACTCAAGCCACCGCAAGGGCCGTGCCCCTCATCTCGGTGGCGGCGCGGGCTACGGGTCCAGCAGTGGGAGACACCATCCCCATTGAGCCCGTATGGTTTACGCGGGGTGCCTCCGCCACGGGTGGGGCTCCCACCTCGGATGCGGCGGCCTTCCTTCAAGTGCAAGCCCTCAATGGCGGCGCCGCTGCCACCTCGGTGATCCTGCTCAACCAATATGGCACCGAGGTCGGGGGCATGGTGGAGAGCTGCCAAGCGGACCCCGCCACCAACACCTTGCGGTTTTTCTCCGGGCCTCCCTTTGGTGGCACCCCCATCTCGGCGGGCTATGTGGTCACCCTTTGCAGGGCGGGCGTGCAAGGGTGGGATGCCTACCTTGCGGACGCTGGTGGCAATGTGGACGGTGACCCCGCTCTCTCCTCCCCATGGGTGACCTAATGGCATGGACCAGAATTGATGAGGATCGGGCGGCGGCGGATCAACCTTGGAGTGCCTATCTGCTCAAGGGGCTCACGGATAACGCCAACGCTTATGCGGAGGAGCTGGCCCCGGGCTTTGCCGCCGCGTGGAGCTACCAGCACCCGCCTAAGTGGGCCTCCTTGGCAGACTTCACGGGCGGGCTGGTGACCTTCAATTGCGGGAGCAAGGCCACGGCGGTCTCCTTCCTCCTCAACTTTGACCACCACCCCACCCTTGATGGCAAAGTGCGGGTCTTGCACCCTGCCACGGGCAGCTTGGTGGATGCGGTGATCCCCGCGGGCACGGCGGGCCTCTCTCTCTCCTTGGTGCTATCGGCGCCGATAAGCGGCAACCAAGAGTTTCAAGTGCTCTACCGCAGCACCGTGGCGGAGACCTCCATTGGGCACTTCCACTGCTTCACGGCGATCGGAAATCAGATCGCGGTCCGCAACGCCACCCTCACGGCGGCGGGCAGCGCGGGGCGGCAATTTTGGGCGCTCCAAATAGCGGGCACCAATGTGGACGCGGGGCAACCCATCCCTCCGGGCGGCTTCCATTTCTACCAGATCGGGCGGGTCAACCCGATCGTCAACATAGGCGGCGGCCAGCACGCCGATGGCTACCTCATCACATGGCCCGATGTGGAGACCAACCCCCCGATCCTCCGCTCCACCAGCACCTTTGTGCAACAAGCGGGCAACTATGTGCAGGGGGATATCTTCCAGCTCTCTTGGCTCTCCCTGTTAGGGGTGGGCTTCAAGGTGACCGCCAATGTGGCCTCCGAGGTGCCCATGGTCTATGCCCACGATCTTGCCCAATCGGTGGCGGGCATCCCGCGCTCTCAACGGCTCTTTGCGGGTAACAAGCTGATCCAAGTGGCCGCGTGCGCTGCCAAGGATGCGGGCTTCTTGGGGTGCATAGTCACCCCGGAGGCTCCGCTCATCAAGCTCTATTCCGCGGATGAGGCGGGCACTGCCAACCTCACCCTCCGCTTCCGCGCTTTGCTCTACGCTCCCACCTTCACGCCTCCCACTTGCACCATCTCGGTGATGGAGGTGACCCCCGGCCCCAATTTCGCTCCGCTGGTGAGCCTTGATCTTGGCACTCTTGCGATCCCCTTGATGCGGCCTCGGAGCTCCTTTGCGCAGCGGGGCTTTGCCACGCTGGCCATCAATGGGGTCAACCTTGGCGCGGATGAGTGGGGCATGGCCGATGCAAGTTTTGGGGCGGACCTCATGACGGCCCCCATCTTTACCTCGGAGCTATCTTTCCCCGTGCAAAGCTTGGCGGCCACGGGCGCAACCTATGCCATCCAAGTGGAATTTACCTCGGCGGTCTATGTGGCCTCCTTTTACCTTGGCGGAGGTTAGCCATGGGCTTCTCGGTTCCCTCTACCTTGCCCGCGCTGCCATCCTACGGGCTGCCCCCCAATGTGATCCGGGCATCCTACGCCCTCAACCTCATCCAAACCGATGCCTACCAATTTGCCACCTCACGGCGGAAGGTGGCCAACCTCTTCACCATCGCACCCCTGCCCGCGGGCTCGGAGGTGCGGGTGGCAGAGTTTTTTTACTACCCCCTCCCCACCTCCAGCGGAGACCTCCAGATCGTGCTTTACGGGGCGAGTGTGGTGGTCAAAGTGGCAAGCATCACGGCGGGCGTGGATGTGGAGATCGCTACGGGGTCCGATGATGTTTACACGGCCACCCTCACGGGCGTTGGCACCGTTCCCCAATTGATCCGGGTGGCGGTCACTGATCGCGGCTCGGGCTACCTCATAGGCCTCTTCATCTATGAGGCCTCTCTCCCCGCTTATCTGCTCCCCTAACCCCCAAGGCAACCCATGGCATTTCTCACTTTCCCCCGCGCTGCCAAGGCGCTCATTGGCTCCAAGCTCCGGGCAACCTCCACGGGGGTGAGCCTTGCCACTCCTTGGGGGTCGCACCTTGATTTTGATGTTAGCACCTCGGAGGCGGCGGAGCTGGCCAGCCTCTTTGAAGGCTTGGCGGCGGCCTTTCGCGCTAGGGGTGCGGTAGTGCCCGCTGCCACCGTAGCGGAGGAGGCCGCGCCCCCTGCTATTGAGGCCGTGGAGAGCGTGGAGGCCCGTGAGGCCTTCCCCGATGTGGACCCCCATGTGGTGGCGCTGCCCAAGGTGAAGCGGGCCTACACCAAGAAGGGGGCCAAGTGAGCCTCAAGGCGGGGTTGGTGACCTCGGCGCTCCATGAGCTGGCCCTCCATGTTGTGGAGGAGGGCGGCCCCAATCGCGGGATCAAGGTGGAGAGCTACCAGCGGGCCGCGGGCTTGCATCCCGGAGACCCGTGGTGCGCCGCCTTTGTGGCGTGGAATGTGGCAACGGCCAAGGCGGTGGCCAAGCCTCCCTCTTGGACCAGCGGATCGGCCATCACCACATGGCAAAAAGGCACCCGCCACCTTGCGGCTGGTGACAAAGCCACCCCCGTGGAGGCCGAGGCCTTGCCCACCAAGGTGGCACCCGGGTGGATATGGGTGAGGGCCACCAATGCCAAGGATGCGGACGCGGCGCGGAAGGGCGGATGGGTCAAGGGCCATTGCGGGATCGTGGTGGCGGTTGACGCGGTGGGCTTCTCCACGGTGGAGGGCAACACCAACGCAGCGGGCAGCCGTGAGGGTGATGGGGTTTGGCGGAAGCTCCACAAGTGGACCGATGCGGCGCTGATTGGGCGCACCGTGGGTTGGTTTGACCCCGATGCAACGGAAGCGGCGGCGGCCCTCAACGCTTGATCTTTTGCCCCGCTTTGGCCAACCTAGCGGGGGCACTTTCGCACTCCTTTGGAGCTGGCCAATGTTGAAACTCACTCACTCCAAAGGTCGGCTCAATGGTGGCCTTGCGATCGGTGCCATCCTTGGCGCTGCCATCCCCATCTTGGCGGTGGCCATCACGGGCGGGGTGGCAGCGGTGCCCCTCACGCTATGGCTCGGCCTTGGCGGTGCCATCTCGGGGCTCTTTGCGGGCAATGTGGAGCCCAAGACACCCGTGGAGCGTGCGCTTGATGCGGACGCTGCCAAGAGCGGGGCGGCGGATGAGTGAGCCCAAGACCTCCGGGAGCTTGGAAGCGGCGGCGGCCCGTGCGGTGGTGACCCTGCCCACGGCTTGGCGGGTCTTCACGGGGATCGGATCCTTTGCCTCCACCGCGCTGCTAGTGATCCTCTCCTTTGTGGGGCAGACCTTGCGATCGGAGTGGGTGGAGCTCCGGGCGGAGCTATCGGAGATCCGGGCCAAGCTTGCGGAGCAGCCCGACCCGGAGGAGTTCAAGGCCCTGCGGGGCAAGGTGGAGCAGATCAATGAGAAGGTGATCCGCATTGAGGCGCGGTTTGATGAGTGAGGGGCACCACGGGATCGGCGCTCTTGGGCTCAAGGATGCGCCACGCTGCCCATGATGCGGGGTCCATGGGCACGCTCTTGGTGGCCTCATCCCACGGGGCCATTGGGCGAAGCGGCCCCCCTTCTTGGATGCGGTAGAGCCTCCGGGCACGGGCTCGCCCGCCTTCCCTCCGATTGACCCAAGTGGCCAGCTTCTCATCTTGGAGGAGTGGGTAGAGGTCTTCAATCTTGGCCCACCAGCAGCCCGCATAGCCCCGCGGTTTATAGACCCCATTGATGAGCACCGTGGGATCGATCCTCATCACAAATACCATCACCACGGGGGTGCGTTGCTCGGCGGCAACCTCCCAATAAGATTGGATCTGTTGATCCTCCATGACGGTCTCAATTGGCCCCTTGGTGCCCCCCTCTTGCCACCAATCATGCTTAGCCTTGACCTCCACCAGCGTGGCTCCCTTGCCATCCTCCAGCTTGATGAGGTCGGGCATGGGGCGCTTTTTGGCATCATAGTAGGAGGCTCCACCCACCGGGTGATCCGCTGGCCAAATGCGGATCTTGGGAGAGAGTGAGAGATAGGCGCCAACGGCCTCTTGCGCCACCAGCCCGATAGCATGGGCATCCTCAAAGGTGCGGTGCTCTAGGCGGCTCACTTCTCACCCCCGCTGGAGGTCTTGCGGGCCTCCCGTTGCGCCTTCTCAAAGGCCCGTTGCAACCCTCGCTCCGCCCGCCTCACCCGCGCCTCGGCGGCAATGCCTTCCGCCACCTCCCGGAGCTTGGCCTTGGCAGCCTCCTCCTTGGCAGCCCGTTGCCGAGCAGTGCGCTCCCGCTCCTTGGCCGCGTTTTTGGCCCTCCACTTGGTGGCATAGGCGGGATCGTTGGCCATGCGGGCAAGGTGGAGATCCCGCCGCCGTGCATACTCCTTGGCCTTGCGGGCGGAGATGGCTTCCGGGGTGTTATTTGCGGCCTTGCGGGCAGCGGTGGCGGCCCGTTTCTCCGCATTGCGCTCCCGCTCCCGGGCTCTCCGCTTCTCCCCGTAGGCTTTGGCATAGGCGGCATCCTTGGCCAGCCTCTCCGCTATGCGCTTGGAGTGCGCCACATTGGCAGCCTTGGCGGTCTCCTTGCGGCGGGCCTCACGGTTGGCCTCCACCGCGGCCTTCTCGGCCTCCAGCTCTTGCTCCTTGGCGGCCTTCTCCGCTGCTATCGCGGCAATGCGGGCCACGGCCTCCGCCTTCTCCTCTTCCGTGAGGCGGGCGCGGGCGGCGGGGGCTTTGCGGGTGGAGTGGCGCGGCCCGGTCTCCTTGAGGCTCACCCATCCTTTGGCCTCCACGGGGGCGACAATGGCAGGGGCAGCGGCGGGGGCTACCGTTGGCACGGCCAGCGGCTCCACCTTGGTGAAGCGGCCATTGGCGCCCTGCTTGCCATGGCGGCGGATGGCTTGGACCTCCCGTAGGGTGGGGGTATCTTGCGAACGGTTGCGCCCTCCGCCGTTGCGGGTGCGGGCTTCACGGTCTCGGGTCTTGCGCTGCTCATGGGCAAGCCAAGTGTTGAGAGCGGAAACCAGATCGCATGATGCCTCCCACGGGGTGAGCTCCGGGAGCGGGAGGTTGGCAAGGAGTGGGGAGAGCCATGCGCCGCGGGCTATCACTAGGCGGCGCACTGCTATGGCCTCCGGGTGGCCAGCCTTGACGCGATCGTTGGCAACGCGGTGGCGGATGGCGGCGGGGTTGTGGGTTTGCATCATAGGTCACCAAAGAGAGAGAGTTGGCGGGTGGATTCATAGGCGGCGGCGGCCTCCTCCGCTTCAAGCTGGAGGCCAAAGAGGATGCGGGCTTCCGCGATCGTGAGGTAGTCGGGATCAAGGTCACACCCGCGGAAGGTTGCGCCCTCCAGCATGGCGGCCTTTCCCGTGGACCCGCTGCCCATGAAGGGGTCTAAGACCGTGCCACCGGGCGGGGTGATGAGGCGGATGAGGTAGCGCATGAGCTCGGTGGGCTTGACCGTGGGGTGATGGTTGTGGAGCATGGTGGTGCGGAGGTTGGGCACATGGTGCTCAGTTTCGCGGCCATCGGTGCGCCTCACCTCGGGCAACCCCTCACACCCCTCCTCCCGATCGGCGCGGGAGGCCTTGGCGCAATAGAAAAAGCGGGAGGCATCCCCAAGGCGGTCCACCACCTCCGGGCTGCCATCATGCATGAGGTTGGCGGGCCAACGGCCAAGGTTGGGGTTGTGACCTCCACTTGTGCCATCGGGCAAGCCATGGCCCCATCCGTTGCCCTTCTCTTTGTTTGACACCTTAGGCAAAGAACCGGGCACCCGCTTGGAGGTGCCCACCCTAGCCCCATCCACATTGATGGCCCCCGTGCCATGCTTGAGGAGGTTGGCGGCCACGGTGCCCTCCAGCGGCTTGCGGGCCATGATGATGGGCTCCCACGCGGGCTTGAGGGCCGTGCCCCATCCTGCCCACTCCTTGGCCGCATCGGTGGCGGGGGCGGTGATCTTGCGATCTATGAGCGTGCGGGCTTCCGCACCTCTCCCCGCGTTGACAATCCCGCTTGGCTCATTGAACCTCGTTTCAATGCCCACCACCTCCCGCTCCGCTCCCGCTGCCCGATCGATCGCCTTGGAGGCATCAAGCGACTTGGGGAACCCCTGACCATATAGCCAACACACACAATCGCGGATCTCCCACCCCGCATCCTCAATGGCCACGGCCATGCGGTGAAAGGCGCGGGTGCCTCCAAAGGCAAGAAGGTAGGCTCCGGGCTTGGCAACCCTCAAGGCCTCACGCCAAAAGGCCGGGCCGGGCACTCCCCGATCCCACTCCTTGCCCATGAAGCCCCGCCCGCTGGTGGCATCCTCCAAGAAGGCGGTGGGGCCGCTGGCCAGCCCGTAGGGTGGATCGGTCACTATGGCATCCACCGAGGCCTCGGCCATGGCGGCCATGCTCACCCTGCAATCTCCAAGGTGGAGAGCGTAGCGGCTCACGGGTCACCCCAATCCCCCAAGAGGAGGGCGGTGAGGTAGACAAAGAAGAGCACCATGAGGATGCATAGGATGGCATTGGAGCGGGTGCCCGGTGGCAGGTCCATGGTGGAGACCCGCACCAACAGCCCCGCGCCTAGCATCCAACCAACAGCCCGCCAAAGGCTAGGGGGCTCGGGCAGCCTCACGGCGCACCCTTGGGCAGTTGGGCTGCTCCCGCGTGGAAGGCCGCAAGGGTGGCGTGGCCGATGGTGCGCCAATCCTTGCCAAAGGCGCGGAAGCCAAAATCTAGCCCGCGGGCCTTGGCGATCGCGAATTGGTAGCCCGTGAGGCTACGGTCAAGGCGCAAGTGGAGCTCAAAGCAACCATAGGTGGCGATCAGACTATGGCCCCAAGGGTCGGGGCTCCACACTCCGCCAAAGGTGGCCTCCAGCTCCTCAACGGTGGGCAAGGTCAAAGGTTCAAGGCTGCTCATGGTGGGCTCCAAGTGAGGGGGTTAGTTTCCAAGGGCCGTGGATGCGGCACCACTCCGCTATCCATACCGCATCACACTCGGCCAGAGTGAAGCGGCGGCCCCATCGGGCCTCGGCCAGCTGCTTGAGGGCACGCTTGTGGGAGGTGGGGTCCACCCGCTTGGGGAGGCCAAGCTCACGCTGCCAAGCGGCGGGGGTCACGCTCTCCACCTTGATCCCGGAGCAAAGGAGGCCACCAAATGCCTCCCCATAGACCCTCCCAAAAGTGAAGGTGGAGGCAACCCCTTGGCGGGGCATGGCTCCCACCCGCTCAATGGCGGCGGAGAGGTCGGGGTTGACCTTGACCATGGCGGCAAGGTGATCCGCCACAATGAGGGCAATCATGCCATGCGTTTCGGCCTCGGAGAAGCGGGAGATCTCAAGGATCTCACCCGCGCTGGTGATGGTGGCGATCGCGCCATTGGAGCCCGGGTCCACTCCCGTGTAAAGGCGGCTCACGGCGCGGCCTCCAGCGCGGCCACCAAGGCCTCCGCCTCGGAGGATTGCCACTTAGTGAGCGGCTTCCAATAGGCCTCCGGCTCTGCAAAGTGATGGACCACCCATTGCTTGGTCACTGACCCCATGAGGTAGGCAGCAGGGGCATCGTGGGCCTCCCGCACAAGGGCAAGCAAGCAGCCCAAGGTGGCGGGGTCGGTGAGGTTGGGGAGAGACCGCTCATCAAGCCAAACGCGGTGGCCAGCGGTGTGGGAGTGGCCATAGGGGATGCCTTCCGGGTCAATGCCCACCAGCCGCTCATGGGCATCAAGAAGCATCCCAGGCATCCACCGCCAACGGGGGCACGCAACGGCGCGGCGGGCAAGGGTCCAATCGGGGGCGCTCATTGGGCACCTCCCTTGGGCTCACACCCTGCCACCCGCTTGGCCCGCGGCTTCCGCTTGGCCTCATTGGATTGGAGCCGCTTGAAACTTGGGTAGGATAGGCGGCCAGCAAAGACCCGCGGCCATGCGTCAACAGCGGCTTGGAGGGCCACCGCTGCCCGGATGGGGTCAAGGTCTTCCGTGGGGCTCACTCCCGCGGCAAGGCTGCCCGGGCGAAGGCCTAGCAGCTGCTCCCACCACTCATGGAGATACGGGCTGCCCAAGGTGGATCGGATCCGAACATCAAGGGCTTGGCGGGAGATGCCAAGGCCACGGGCAAGGTGGACCTTGGTGCCATAGATCGCGGCCACCCGCTCCCCGATGATGGCCGTGGTGTGAGGGTAGATCATGCCCACGGAAACTCTCCCGCGCTCTCATCCTCCAAGGCCTCATCCATGCTTTGCGCGGTGGCATCCACCACGGGCGTGGCCTCATCCTCATTGGGCACCACCGCGGGCGGCGGCGGGGGCACCATGCGGGCGCCTCCGATGGCCACGGGCACCGCCTCCACCTTGACCCGCTCGGGCTGGTAGAGGGGCGCCTCCGCCTTATCGGCCAGCTCCAAGGCATCGGCCATGGAGACCGAGCGGGGGAGATACTTGGCAGCGCGGCGGAGCACGGTCTTGCGGGCCATCTCTGCCCAATCGGTGGCCCATGGGCCGCTCTTGCCCGCCCGTGCCCGGTTGCGGATGGCGTCAACATCCTCCTTGGCCATCCACTCAAAAACATGCTCCCCGCTGGTGAGCACCGCGTGGCAGTAGACCCCAAGGATAGGATCGGCGCCCTTGCGGCGGAGGTTGGGGTGGTGGCGGAAGGGCGGGGTGCTCTCCAAGGTCACCTCAAAGAGATCCGAATCATAGACCACGCGGGCCGAGATGGCGGCAATCTCCCCGGAGCGGCGGATGAGCTGGAGGAGGCCTTGATAGCCCACAATGAGCGTGCATTCGGTGCCATGGGGCACAAGGTAGCAGCTGCCAAGCACATGGGGCTCAAGGCCGAGTTGGCTTGCCATCATGATGGCGGCCATCACGCTAGGCGGGGAGCACTTGGAGAGGCCGGGGTTGGTGCGGAAGGCCGTCAAAGCAAGGCGGACCATGCGATCGGGCGTGAGGTGGGCAGGGAGGGCGGCCCTCATCTGCTCCTTGGTGGATGCCGATAGGAGCCACTCGGCAACGGGGTGGTCTTGGCGGGCTAGTTGGGTGCTCATCTCATCCTCTCTTGGTGGTGGTGGCCCATTGTGGGCCGTGGAAGGGGGCAAGGCGGGGATTGCACCCGCCCCTTGGGGCTACTCCCCTTTGCCCTTGCGCGGTGCGGTCACGCGGCAAGATGGGCTCACGGTGGTGACCTTGCGGAAGGCCGCCACGATCTCCGGGTGAGCAGCCTCCAGCCCCTTGGCGTCAAGCCCCACCCGCTCCGAGGCGGGGGAGAATGAGCTTTTGACACCCGAGGGCGCGGCCAGCTTGGCGGCCACCTTGTGCGCCTCAAGGATCACCCGCTTGGCCTCATCTTGCTCCGCCTCCAAGGCCTTGATCTCCGCTCCAAGGGCCACATAGCGGTCCATGGCATTGGCCACCGCGGGCTCCGCTTCCGCTGGCCCTTCCGCCGCGGGGTGGATGGTGCGGGCAATATCCTCCAGCTCATCCGCATCCGAGGCATCCGGGAGGCGGCCTTGCGGGTCCACCACCCATGCCATCACGCTCTTGGCCACGGTGGTTACGATCTCCGCCGCGTCGCGGCTTGCTTGGATGGGGATGAGGTGGAATTGGTAGACCGTCCAGACCGCAAGCCATCCAAGAGAGCACCCGGTCACGGCCAGCTGAGCTTGCACCTGCCACCAATAGGCAAGGCGGAGGTCACCAGCGGGCACGGCGGAGAAATCCCCATCGGCCACCGCATCCCAATCGGAGCGGGAGCGGTCAAGCTTGGCCTCCACGGTGGCCAGCACGCGGGAGGTCGCCACATGGTAGACAAAGCCATCGGGCGTGGCGGAGGCTGCCCCATCGGAGAAGGCCCGCTCATTGCCTCGGAGCTCACACCCGGGGGCAAGGCTAATGTGGCGGAGGGCGATCTTGAGGATCACCTCCTCCGCATCCCTGCCCGCTGCCATAGCCTCATTGCCCGAGGGCGGGGCCACCAGCGCCAAGAGGTCACGCTTGGAGAGGATGAGGCCAAGGAGGCCGCCATAGGGAGAGACCCCGATAGCGCGGGCCACCTCGGAGGCGCCAAGGGTGGTGCCACGGGCGCGGTGCCACTCCGGGCTATCCTTGGGGAAGGCGGGCATGGCCACCGCGGAAACATTGGGGAGGATAAGGTCAAACATTGATGTAGCCATCGGCAATGCGGGTGAGGTTGGCGGAGGCCTCTTGGGTGTAGACCATGAGCTTGGGCAACACGGTGGTCAAAGGCTCGGAGGTGGCCAGCGGCTGCCAATCCACCAAGGCGCTGGTGGTCATGGTGCTCATCACGGGGAGCACGCTGGTGGCGGGCAGCCCTGCCCATCCCTGCTTGGTGGGCTCCACGGCGCGGGAGAGGTGGAGGTGGAGAGCGCCCTTGGTGGTGGTGCTGTTGCTCACATTGAGGCGGTAGACCACCGAGGCTCCGGGCACCGTAATAGTGGTGCCAAAGGCCGCATCTCCAATGGAGCAGAGCGTGGGAGCCCAATCGGAATCCGTGGCGGCGAAGGCCTCATGCAAGAGGGGGAGCAAAATGGCGAGGGTAACATGGTCCATGGCGGATCTTCCTTTGCCCGTGAGGGCTATGTGCGGGGTGCATCCCGCGGGGTGAGTGCTCAAGGTTGGCATTGCACCAACTAAGGGGCTTGGCCCGTGAGCGGGGAGGCTATGCGTAGAGGTGCCAAGCGGCGGCGGCTGCCTCATAGTTGGCGGTCACCTCGGCAACCCACCGCTCAAGGCTCATTTCATTCCAATAGCAGACAAAGATTGAAGCAACATTGGGGCCATCGCAATCAGTGGTAACAATTGAGAGGTAGCCATTGCGCTTGCAAACGGTCACGGGCACCCCCGCCTTGGCAAGGGCACGGTTGACGGTGCGCTCGGTGGCAACGGGGGCGGGCTTGGCGGCCTTGCGGGCAACCTCAACAGCCACGCGGGCGGCCTCAAGCTCAGCCTCCCGCTTGGCAAGCTCAATGGAGGCCGCGGTGGCGGCGGCGCGGGCGGCCTCAAGGTTGGCAAGCGCAAGGTCAAGGGCGGCGGAGCGGGCGGGCTTGGTCTTCATGGTCTCATCCTTGGTGGCGGGGGTGCATCCCCGTGGTGTGAAAGAGCTACTAGGCAAGGGTTGACGGGGTGTCAACAACAAAGTGCGCCCCCGTAGATCATTTTTTGATCTTTCGCATGGCCCACGCTGCCAAGGCGCTGGCTTCCGATAGGTTGGCACCCGCGCCACGGGCCGCATCATAGGAGGCGGAATAGGAGCGAAGATCGCTGCCCGTCCGATCGTGGGTCACTTGCGCCGCCGTGATGGCCCGAGCCGCTGCCAAGCTGGTGGTGGCCATGAGCTAGCCCTCCCAAGAGGTGGTGCGATTCATGCGGAGGCAATCCCGCACTTTCTCGGAGATGGCCAGCGCCTCGGCCTCATCCCACAAGGCCCGGTTGCGGAGGGAGAAGGTGGCATGGTCCACGCGGTTGGCATAGTAGGCGGCCACATTGGCCATGATCTCGGCCACAAGGTGGGGGGCGGTCTTGGTGCTCATTGGGGGCTCCGATGGGTGGGGGCGGGTGGGTTAGAGGGTGTCACAAAGGGCAACGAAGGCGGCTTCGGGGAGGCGGCGCTCCAGCTCCTCAAGGCAAGCCGAAAAGGCCGCATCCGCGCCCTCATCAAATCGGGCGGCAAGGCCTCGGGTGACCTCCACAAGTTGCGAGGTGGCAAGAGCGGCAATCTTGGTGGCAAGGGCGGCGGGGGTCTTCATGGTCTCATCCTCGGTTGCGGGCGGTGCAACGCCCTCGGTGTGAAGATGCTTCTAGCGTAACGGTTGCGCCCGTGTCAACAGATACTAGGGCACCTCATCATCATTTGATCCGCCGCCACGATCGTGCTCTTCCCCGCATAATTCCGATAGATGGCGGCTCAAGCGGTAGCACCACGGGCTCCCGCCCCCAAGATAGATCTTGTGGGTCGATCTTCCCTCGCCCTTCACCAGCTCACTCCGATCCAAGAAGGTGGCCACCGTGGCCTTCACATTGAGCCCCCGCCCCTTGAGGTAGTCGTGGAGAGCATCGGGCACGAGGTAGACCGCTCGCTCCCCCTTCTCCTCCCGCATCCTGCCAATGATGGGCATGGAGTTCTCCGGGGCGTTGGCGTGCCATTGCATCCGCGCCTTATTGGAGGCCACCCAAGCCACCACGCCCTCAATGGCATGGGCAGCCTTGTCGGCCTCCGCTCCCTTGGCCAAGATCGCCTCCAGCTCACTCTTGGAGAAGAGATCGGATAGGTCACTTTGCGCCTTCCACTCAAGCCCAACAGCCTTGCGGAAGAGCCACCAGCCCACCTCCATTTCCGCGAGGTAGAGGGCTATGCGTTGGATCGCCTCGGTGCCACTCATGGCGGGAGGCCGCGCCAAGGCATAGGCCGCCGCCTTCCGCTCTACCATGGCCCGGAGCTCCGCCCGCTCTTCCGCGCTGGTGGCCATCACATGGTCCACAAAGGCCGCGCCCGCCGCACCGTGGTGGACCTCCACGCCCTTGGCAGCTGCTTGGAGCATCTTCTTGGTAGTGGGGCTATCTCCGCCAAAGATCGGCCCCCATATGGTCACGCATCGGGCCACCAGCCCGCCCGCCTCCCGCATCCCTGCCAAGGGGGTCTCACCCGTGGAGATGAGCACCGATTCATAGGTTGCGCTCTTTTGGGTGCCCGTGATGGTGCCCCGCGCCTTGCCCCGCCCTTGGGTGATCTCATAGACCCAATTGCCCGCAGCCGTGAGATCGTCCGCTAGTTGGCTCTCATCCCGGAAGATGGGCAGACCTCGCATGGCACCCGCGATCCTCTCCGAGGCCGTGTTGGTATCCTTCCAATTGCCCACGATCCTGCCCGTGCCCCAAATGGAGGCGGCCAGCTTCAAGGCCGTGGTCTTGCC